CCCCGCGCCCCCCAGCCACATCCCGTCCGCCTGCGTGGGGGAGAGGGTGTTGACGAGATAGGAGCGGTCTTCCGGGGCGGGCGTCCAGTCGGTGGCTTTTGATCCTTTTTCAAGTTTTAAATTTTTGACAGTTACAAATGCTCCGCTATCATACTCTGAAAAAAAAGCAAGCATTGATTTTTGCACATTTGATGCATATACATACGGAATAAACGTAACGCTGTACCTTTTAAAAGACGTTGTAGCCTGAATTGTGTTTTCTCCAATGTTGTATCGAAAATCGTTCCCATTTTGGCAATACACTTTAACCCAGTGGGCTTTCGCGCTTTTCAAATCAAAACTGAGCGTCCACACCCCCAATCCATATGTATCGAAAATGGGTGCAAGGTCATGTGTTTGCAGAAATTCCCTGGACTGATTTGTATAAGTTTTTTCACTGTTTAAAAGATAATTCCGGCTTCCAATTTGCAGCCCATTGATCCCACTCGTCAAATCCCCCTGCGTCGCCACCTGGTTCCCCGTGATGCTTAGGCTTTTGACGTTGAGGGAGACGTCGCCCTGTGGGGATATTTTCAGGGTTTCCGTCCCGGATGCATTGGTAACAGTTAGCCCCCGCACATCGAGATAATCCGCAGTCAGCTTGTAGACGTGGAGTACGTTGAGGATTGCAATGCCGTCCTTGGTCACTCCGTATTGCCAGACGGGCTCCCCATCGTTCCATCCGCTATCAGTCCACGCATATCCCCCGGCGTTCCGGGTGTAAATGTACTGAGAATCTTCAAGCGTAGGTTTATCGTGCCAGTAAGCGGTAACGGACATGTCGGGGTTTACGGTTGTCGTGCTATAAAGCCCCATGCTGTTTGCCATTGTTTCGTTGAGTTCAAGGGCGGCTTGTTGCATGGTAGACAACTTGCGGTTGGTCTGCGCCTTCATACGCTCTAAAATGGCCCGTTCTTTTGATGTAAGGGGTGCAGAGGTTGCGTAGCCATTTCGCTGCGTGGTCTCGCCTTTGGCAGCTATGGCAGATGCTCCATTTAATTTAATCGTGTGATCTGTAATAATTGAGACATGCTCCACGCCATCCTTATCCTCATAGATAATTTTATCAAGCGGCCACAGGTGAGGATATCCCATCGTCGTGCAGGTGTAAGGACGGTATGTAAAGCCATCTATTTTGGCGCGCAGTGCATCACATAGATTTTGTAAATTGTCTTGCGCAAGAAGGTTTCCTTCAATGTTCAACGCATATACATCGTTGCCCGACTGATAAACTGTCCCCGTTTCATCATTTGCCACGATTTGCATGCCTGTAATTGTGATATCGTTTTCTTGCATATCGGAGGTAAAACGGTCTGAGGGCGATATTCGGGTTGTCGTATCCGCATACCATGTCAATCTAAGTTTCCCATCCCAATCAATCCAAGCGCAAGTACCGGCCAATTCCGCAATCCATTCAACAACCTGTCTATAAGTCAATCCGTCCGATTCGGGGCGTTTCGGAGGCGAATACGTTGTGTTTATAAGGCTACCCGATGTTGTTGCTAGAGGTACGCCGCATTTCAAGCATGCGTCAGAAAGGACCTGGTACAGAGATGCCGGATAGGCCGTAGTTGTATCATACGACCGGTTGAATCTAGCCATGCGGTCGAGCGCAGTAATTGAGATAGTAGACAGTTTGCGGGGCTGCTCGTCGATTGTAAAGTATCCTATGGGGATATATTCAACTCCGCTTCCAACGGGGACAGAAAAACGTACAAACAGCTCCGCGCCCTCAAAAACGAACCCGTCAAACCGCCCATCATAGTTTTGCAGTGTGGCCTTGAACTCGGAAGCTATCGCGGTACCGATCTCTATTTTCTCCCCAGCCACGCAGCGCCGGGTTATTGTGATATCCCCCACAAAATCAGATTCCGTTAAATTCAATTCCCCACCTGTTCCATTAACGTGAATAGAAATCCCTTGTGGCGCGTCTGATTGCAGTACCGCAAGGGCTTCCGACGAAATGTTATACAAAATATCACTTCCCGCTTCGTTTGATGATGGAAAACTCTAAGCTTTCCCATTTATCTAATTCGCTGTTGTACATTGGCGACGTGCGGTCGCTCACGTAAAACTCAGACGTAAGAAAATCCCCTGCTTTTGCATCCAGATATTCAAGCCTGATATATTCTTTATCAAATTGTTTCAGCAGCCGCGAAAGTTCAGAGGTGGTAAGAAACTCCCATCCAACGTTTAGAGAAACTGTTTGCCCCACTTTTCCTTTGTGCATCACCGTATCTTCTGTACGCCCTGCGTCAGATTTTGAAACATCACTGAGAATGTATTCATATTTTGAGGGACATTTTACTTTTTGACCGTCTACCAATCTGATAGGATTATCTCCGGGAGTAAACATTTTTTCTCCTGCCCTTCGTGTATATAAAAAGCACCCGCCGTAGCAGGTGCTTTCCAGATTCTTTTTACGCGCCTATATCCCGCTCGATCACCGGGACGATCCCAACGCCTTTCAGGAGTTCGTAAAGGAACAGTCGCCCCTTCTGCGTCCATTTGGTTTCCATCACCACATCGGGCCTGCCGTCTGAACGGTAGATGTCGATGGTCTGTGAATGCGTATAGCCTTTATCATGATACTGCCGGTAAAGGAGCCATTGGCCGCTTTGTTTGTACTGAACGCCCAGCTCGGAAAGCAGTTTGTTCATTTTCTGGCCGGTCATGCCATAGTCCTTCGCAATCTGTGTGATGGTAAGAAGGGATTTGTTGTTGAGGATGATATCAACATAGTTCGCTTTTGGCTGCAATTCACCAATGATCTGTTTCTGCTGTGCGTTTTCCAGTTCCAACGCTTTGCGCCGCTCCCGCTCGTCTTTGAGCGCGGTAAAGGCTTTGATCGCAAGTTCGGGGTTGTCAAGAAGATCATCCACAGCATAGGCACCGTGCTTGTGGATTGTGGGAAGAACTTCGTGCGTGACCCACCGTTTGAATTCCTTTGCCTTTGGTTTGTCGGAACGTAGGATGACATTATAGAGGCCGGATTCGTTGATGCACACCATCTCAATAAGTTTTGTAGGGTTTTGAGGGTGGGGTAACTCAAATCTACCCACCTCGTCAACGTCTAAACGCTTGGGCAAATCCCTATGGTTGTTGATACCTAAGATTTGGCATACATCTTTCAACACCCACCAGCATTCTTCCTCAATCATCACGTTTCTGACCGGCGTTCCTTCATACTCGAAAATCTGCAATTCGTTCATGCGGCGTTACCTCCAGTTTTAATTTCTGTTTCTCCCGAAATGGAATCAATTTCTTTGGCTTTATTGTTCAAATCAAAAATAAGCCCGTCTAAGATAGACGCGAAAATCCTGATTCGATTGAAATCAAGCGTAATGCACATCTTGCCTTTTTCATCGGAAGGGCTATGTTTTTGAAAATATCCTTCTGTGATCTCGCGCATGGTTACGGAGCACTTTTCGGCAACTTCCTTCAACTCGTAAATTTCATCTTCAAGGATGCTTGCGGCCTCTGCTTTGCTCATCGTGTTTTTCATTTCAAATAACCTCCCATTTTCTTGACAACTGAATCGGTAAAGCGTATCATAAGCATACCCCCATTTCGGATATTCTCCATTTTGGTTTCTCTCCGTTTTGGTGGCGCTTGTGGCTCCTTGCATCTGCTTGGTAGGCGGTGATGCAAGGGGTTTTTTAATTGCAGCGGAGCGGTTGGGCTTGCGTCAGCCTTTGCCTATTGCCGGGTATACGTTCGGCTCACATGGCTGCCCCGGTTCGCCTCGGTTGCCCCGCTGCATTCAGGGTGGAGAGAACGGTCAAGCAATCTTCCCGACTATTGTTCACAGATCATGTTCATCCTCACGGGGATATTGACTTGACTTCGGTGCGGCATTGTCTTGCCGCCGTTCTCTCCTGACCTTGTGACTATAGTATACACCTAATGCCAGTGTATGTCTATTGATTTTGTGCACTAAGTTTAGGTGTATAATTTGTGCATTTAGTACACTTGATTTTAGTGTATGCTTAATATATAATTTATATTGTGGAGATTTGGCGGTTTGCGTCCACAGAAAGGAGAATAGTATGCCTGTAATTTATAAGATTGATGTTTTATCTGCATTAAAAGAGCGTGGATTTAGTACCTACAAACTACGAAGGGACAAACTACTATCAGAAAGTACCATACAACTGCTGAGAAAGGGCGAACTCGTATCTTGGGAGAACATTTCACGGATTTGCGAAATGCTTGATTGCCAACCGGGCGACCTATTAGAACATGTATCGCAATGAACTTACAGGTGCGAAACCCGAGCGAACACGAAATCGTCGGGAATTTCGCACCTGATTTTTAATTTTTTTGCCGTTACAGGCGTTTTGTATGTGTCGGATGCTTGCAAAATCCTGTAAAATATGCTGTAATAAAGGAGTAAAGACAGACAAGCGATTGGCTGTTTTTGCTGTCGGGCTCCGCGTGGAGCGCGGATTGAACATTTGTGCGCCATAATTGTAGCCCATGATAGGCAAAGGTCGGGCTCCGCGTGGAGCGCGGATTGAACATTATTGGCTGCGGGATCAAAGCAGATGGTCAAATCGGTCGGGCTCCGCGTGGAGCGCGGATTGAACATTCATACAAAAGTAGCCCAAAGGTAGTCCCGCCGGTGTCGGGCTCCGCGTGGAGCGCGGATTGAACATTTCACCTGCTCCTTAATATTAATTTTTTGCATATAAAATCCCCCCCCCACCCCCCCCCCCGCCCCCCGCGCGCCCCGCGGCGCT